AATAATTTCTTCGTCAGTCTGGCGAAGAATATGTCTTCTCACATAATCTTGAGAGAAATATTTTCCAACGTAAGGTTCTGCAGTTTGAACCATACTCAGTCTTTCATTTAAAAGTTCAGATTCCTTCAGTTCTGCAAAGTGATTATCATACAAGAAATCATACTGAATGTGCTCACTCATCATCTCCCAATCTTCTGGAGTGATAATATTCTTTAAAATCAATTGAGTTTTCAACATATCATGGAACATATAAGAAAATCTCTTTCTTAAACGAGCAACGAATTTGCTAAACTTAACTTCATCTCTCAGAATCTCAGAAGACCTTCCTAAATTAAATCCACCTTCTCCATCCATTCTTGATGGTGGAACATTGAGAGAGCGGTAAAGTTTCTTTTTAAAATACTCAATATCAGTGATTTCACCAAGGTTTTGTCCACCGGGAAGTGTTGAGATTTCTGTTCCTCTTCCACCTTCTCTTCTTGGAAGCCAAAAATCTTCAAGCATTGCCATAAACTTTTTATCATCACGAATTTCTCCTGTTTGTGCGTCATATACTAACTTATTACGATAACGCATCATAACATCGCGGAGATATTGTTCTGCCTTTACTTTGGGCAGATTACCGACATCAATATAGAAAATACGACGCTCAGGAGCACGAGACAATCTGTAGATAACAAGCGAGTCCTCAATCATACGAAGTTGATTGAGAGACTTGATTGCTTTATGGAGATATGATAAAGTTGACCCTTTGTTTCTATCTACAAGTCCTGATGTACAATAAGTAACAGAATCTCTTGTCATTTTAATTCCATTATTACCACCTAAAGAAGATGGATTTGATGTCGGATATGTCATCTTTGGATTGTAGACGAAATATTCCTCAAGTTCTGGAAATTCATATTCCATTGGATTTCCAGAATTCATGTTTGACAATCTATACTTGTCCTTATCATCCTTCTTTTTCTGCCTCACATAACGCATTTTCATTGCATCAATATAACGAAGTTCTTGAATTCCTTCGTTTGGATTCTTTAAATCGATAACCTTGTGGTAATATAATCTACCATCAACATACCAATTCCTATAAATTTCGTGAGACTTCTTATCAAAATCCAATAATGAAAGAATATATTTAAATTCTTCTCTAATCCTTTTCTTTATTCCGTCACTAGCATTTAAGTTTGAAAGTTCAATTTGAACTGGAGAATCATTCGTATCAGAAACAATTGCTTCATTTACAATATCCTCAATAGCACTATCGCATTCTGGATGTAGTGCCATTTCACGATATCTTTTGATTAAATCAAATTCAGTTCTATATACACCTTCGATATCTACATATGAACCAAAAAATCCACTGCTTAAATAATGGTCAACCCCGTCCTCATTGTTGGGAGGAACGGGGGAGACTGTAGATGGTGATACTGGTTCGTTATCTTCTATAGAAAAACCAAACAATTTTGCCATAATTTATTTTTAAATGTCCTTTATTGGACTATTTATCAGACAATAGAATTGTTAGTTGCATCAGTTGGACTACCAGATGCTGCATCAGATCCAGCAATCCAATATTGAACTTGAAACTCTACTGTATATTCTTCAATAGTATCTCCACTATCATATGAAAGATCAATTGCAGAGACGCTAGTGGGGAAAATACCATCAAAGTAATATGTTCTTAATGGTTGAACTCCACTTTGCCCAGAACTTCCATCACCGTCCTGGCTATTTCTAACTGCACTAGGTCCTTGATTATATCCTCTTCCTAATTGATGAACGACAGCATTTCCCATATATGCATTTGGTTGAGTTGCACCAGAAGCATCTGACAATTTACTAATTCCATTCATCCACTGCTCAAAAGCAGTTCTGAGTTTGAAATCTTCATCATTGATAACAGTAACCGACCAAGTATCAAAAGTTCTATCTCCAGCAACTTTTAAAGTTCTTCCTCTAAAAGGAATTTCAATTGGTGTAATGTTTGATGCTGGAAGAGCAGCTGCTTTGCAAAGAAACTGGAAAGTTTCATTGTCCCAACCTGGAGATGCAAATTTGAAATCGTTGATGTTGACTTCAAAAAGATTAGGTCTTGCACCGCCACCTGCTAACTTGGATCTGAATTGTGTGATAGTTTTGAGATTAGACATTTTAGAATCCTCCTTATGTTAATTAATTATATAAATCAAACTCTTCCAGTTACTTCCTCAAAACTGATACCAGTTCTGGTTGCAACAAAAGTGAGTGTTACATAATTAATTGACTTGGTTGGTTTTAAGAAAATATCTGCTCGGAATTCATTATTATCAATAACTTCAGGAGTGTTGTTTGACTCATCACAAATAACTCTGAAGTCAAATAAACCTCTCTTTGCTTGTACATCTCTAAGGTATGGTTCAACAACATTAACAAAATTGGATCTTGTGATTTGATCGTTGAACTCGAAAAGTTGCGCTTGTGCAACTCTTTCAAGTGCTTGCTCAATAGTTAAGAACAATCTTCTAACATTGATTCTATCAAATGCAGAAGCATAAGTTAATCCAGTTTTATCTCCAAAAAGCAGAACTCCTGTTCCTGGTTGATTGATAATTGAATTAACTCTTGCCTCATAAAGAGAATCTCTTTGTGCCTTAGATGGATTAAATGCAAGTTTGATTGCATTATTTAAAATTCCTCTGTTCTGTCCTGCAGGAGAATACCAAGGGAACTGTTCAATATCAGTTCTAACCATCAATCCGGCAACATCGCCATTGCATGGAATATATCTGAACAGATTATTGAATCTGTCATAAGTGTACTTGTAACCACTATCAAATACTGCATAAGAAGAACTCGACAGCGAACTGAAGAATTTGATGGTATTATTTGTTTGAGTATCTGTGTTTGTTACATTAACAACATTTGCTCTATGTGGAGAAACAACTGCAATACAATCCTTTCTCGACTCTGCGATTGAAATTAATTTATTTGCTTTTGCTTGAGATTCAAATTCATCAGAAAGTCCAGGACCATTGATTAAGAAGTCAACTTGAACCTCGTCCTTATTTGAGAAAAGATCATAAGCAGTCGAAAGATCTCCAAGAGTTGCTGACATTCCACCAGAAGCAGAATAATCAACACCACCAGTAAGAGAATACGTTACATTTCCTATTGCGCTGTAAACTGTTCCTTGAGCTTCTTGTCCCCATAAACCTTCTGAAGTTGTATATGGAGTAAATGCTGTAGAGAATCCAGTTGCTCTTGGTTCTGTTCCCCAATAAGTATCTGCTGCTGCAGAAGGATTTCTTCCAGCATAAACATATTCTGAGAAGTTAGCAAGATAGTTCTTATACCAAATCTTTTGTGGAGAATTTACAGATGATACTGCATCAGAAGATTTAGAAATACTAATGTTTCTTTCAATAATATTGCCTTGAATACCGGTAATTGATCCAGTGTCGTCAACAACAACGATGTGCATTGCATCGTTCTTTCCATTTCTATCAAGACTATATTGGTTGCTAGTTGGTTTTGCCGCAATTTGCTTCCAATAAATCGTTGAATTTGTTAATCCAAGAGTTTGGTTATTATACCAATCAGTAACAGTTCCAGCAGTTCCAGTGCTTCCTGTGTTAATTCCAGAATTATTTACAAAGTAAAGAGTATCATTAGATTCAAATGATGCTAATGAATTATATTCAATATAAGTTGTTGCAGTTTCTGTTCCAGCACTTGAAACTGTAGAAACAACCTTAACATCAATTGTGCTATTTCCATTTGTTGCATCGGTACTAACACCAGTAATAATACCTTTTAAGTGTCCAGTGAAGGTAGATGTTGCACCAACTCCAGCAACTGTTCCACTTAATGCGGAAGTAACTCCATAACCAATAACAGCACCCAAGTTACCGAGATCCGTTGTATTAATTCCGATTGTTTGGTCTGCTAAGTCATCGATAAAGCAAACTTTTAAATTATTAGCCCAGTTTCCTGGATTCTTAGAAGAATAAGTAAAATTAACGGAATCTGAAGACCAATTGGAATTGTAATCATCAAAATTCTTAACTTTTGCAGAAGTTGTTGCTGCTGCACCAACACCAGCATTTGAATTATTGAGAGAAGAACCATCAACTCTAACAACCTTTAATACACCACCATAGGATAAAAATGATGCTGCACTCATCCAGTACTCATATTGAGTATCTGTAGAAATTGGTTTTCCAAATCTATTAATTAGTTGCTGCTCTGTTGTAATATCAATCGCTTCCTCTACAGGACCGATCGAAAATGGTCCAGCAATTGCACCAACATTAGCTAATACATTATCAGCTCTCCCGACAGTAAGATCAACCTCTCGTGTAATTACACCAGGAGATAATTGAGGAGTCGCCATGTCTTTCTCCGTAAAATTCTCAGTTTATCTAAAAAATATTTATCAAAATCTTAATTTACATATATTC